ACTGTTGTAAGATCAGCTTCGGCTATCGTGCCAACTGGTCTTGTTTTTGAATGTACCACAGCAGGAACTACAGGAGGCTCTGAACCCGCTTTTGGAACAGATGTAGGTTCTACTGTTACAGACAATACTGTTGTTTGGACTGCTATAAGTAGTATTTTTGAAGATTTAAATAGTTTTGCTCCAGATAAAATTATTGAACTATTTGAGCTTGAATTTGTTAGCGAGGTAGCAACCGCTTTAGGCGTAACTAAATACTA